AAGGAACAACCGCTTTAATTGAAGGAATTGTTAGTTTTGTTGATAGTGAAGCGGGAACAGTTACATTTACATTTATTGGAATTGCTGCGGCTATAAAAGGGATTGCAGTTGTTGTTCCGATTGTTGCGGCACAAATAACGGCTTTGAAAGCGGGATTTATTGGAATAACTGTAGCGTCAAGAGTGTCGCTTGGAAGTCTTGTTGCATATAAAGCTACACTTGCAGCAACTTCAGCGGGGTTTGCAACAGCTACCGCCGCTGCTACTGCATTTAAAATTGCTATAGCAAAAACTGGAATTGGTCTTTTGGTTATTGGACTTGGGTTTGTTGCTGCCGCTTTGATGAAAGCAAATTCAGAACAAAAAAAATTCAACGATCTTTTAGAAACAGGAAGCGCGGCTGAGATAACTAGAAATATTGAAGAAACTGAAGAAAAAATTAATAAATTAAAAGAAAGTCTTAAAGATTTAGGAACAAATAGAAATGAGGCGGGTACTGCAAAAGGAATTAAAAGAGATATTGAAAAAGCTAATGAAGAAGTTGAAAAGTTAAAACTTAGTCTTGAGGATGCGCAACTTAGAGATTTAAACAAAGAATTTGAAATGATAAAGAAAAATTTAACGGATTCAAATGCTTCTTTACAAAAAAATAATGTTATTTCAAAAGAACTTTCAGAAGAAGCAAGAATTAGAAAAGAACACGAATTAGCATTAGCAGACCTTAAAGAAAAATTTTCTGGTAAAGAATTAGAGGAACTAGTAGCTCTACAACAGACAAATACAGAAAGAAAACTTCAAGGTGTTTTAATAAAACAAAATACAGAAAAAGCTAAAGAATTGAATGATGCTTTTAAAAAGGTTGGAGAAGATATTGGAACGGGTATTACTGATGCCTTAGTTGGTGCTATTGAAGGAACTAGAAGCCTTGGAGAAGCGGCTAGATCAATTCTTAATGATATAGCATCATCTTTGTTAAGAATCGGAATAAATGCTGCTATGAGTGGAATATTCGGTGGAACAAAAATTGGAAAATTTTTAGGCTTTGCCAATGGAGGAAGGCCACCTGTAGGAAAACCTTCAATCGTAGGAGAGCGAGGGCCGGAAATCTTTGTTCCTCGAACAGCTGGCACTATTGTTCCTAATAATAAAATTGGCGGAGGTGGTACGACAAATAATATTGTTGTAAATGTAGATGCTTCTGGTTCTTCTGTCGAAGGTGATGAGGAAGAGGCAAGACAACTTGGACGTATGATTTCCGCTGCTATACAATCAGAATTAATAACTCAAAAAAGGCCGGGAGGTTTGCTTGCATAATGGCTACATTTCCATCAATACAGCCGACATACGGACAACAAAAAAAATCCGCGCCAAATACAAGAACAGTACGTTTTGCTGATGGTTTCGAACAAAGAATATTGTTTGGGTTGGCAGAACACCAAAATCCAAAAGTTTACAATTTAACTTTTAACGTATCAGAGACAGATGCAGATACCATAGAAACTTTTCTTGATGCTCGTGCAAATGATACTAAAAGTTTTGATTTTACGCCTGCTGGCGAACCTAGTGCAAAGAAATTTGTTTGTGAAAGTTGGTCAAAATCAATTCCTTATAATAATAGAGCTACAATACAAGCAACATTTCGGGAGGTATTTGAGCCTTGAGTACCGCACCAATTATTACTGATCTACAGAAGATCAATCCTTCAGCAATAATTGAATTATTTACTTTAACTACTGATGCAACTTTACATGGCTCTGCACAAACTTATCGTTTTCATAACGGCTCAAATTTAAATAATAGTAGTGATATTATTTGGAATGGAAATTCTTATATAAAGTTACCTATAAAAGCAGAGGGATTTGCATTTCAAAAAGGCCAACTACCAAGACCAACTCTTACTGTTAGCAATGCACTAGGAACTTTTACAGCCATTTTACTGAATGTCAACAGGGTAACAACTGGTAATGATCTTACAGGTGCAACTGTAACTAGAATAAGAACCTTGGCACGTTATCTTGACGCTGGTAACTTTCCACCAACAACAACTAGCACTACAACGACTACAACTATTGCTGACCCTGCTGATGCTGAATCTGTTACATATACAGTAACAGTGGTAAATGTTGGTGGTTCTAATTATTTTGCTATTAATGGGGTTACTAACCCAGTTCTTACTATGAAGCGTGGGTCAACATATACATTTAATCAATCACATAGTTCTAATGTAGGACATCCCTTAAGAATAAAATCTGATGCTGGAGGATCACAGACAACAACTAATACTGGAACATTAGGCACAGATGCAACTGTTGTATATGAGCCAGCTTATCCTTCTGCTCCAAATGATTTGAGATATTATTGCACAGTTCATGGTAATGGCATGGGTA